GAGCAAGAATTAAGTAAGGTACAAGTCTTTACAATTCAAGCCCAAGCGACGGTTGCTGCCTACAAGATGTTATTAAATAGGCTAGAGGCTCCAGAAGAGCCACAGGAGCAATAATTATGGGTATGCAATATGACGTTAAATCGCAATATGCGATTGCGTCCGGCTTAGTTGTTCCGTTCCGAACTCGTGTAAAAGCGTTTCAGTTTGGCGCTGCAACATCGAGTGCTGGAACAGTTGGGCTATACGACAATTTTGCAATCGCGGGTACATACACTCGGACAACGACTGTTGCAACGGTTACAGCGGCTAGACACGGTTTGATTGTTGGCGACTGGGCGTTTATTGATTGGTCTGGTGGAACAAACCCCACTGATGACTTTTATCAAGTTGCGACGGTAGTAAATGCAAATACGTTTACGGTAGCGGTTGCCAATACTGGAGATCCTTCTGGTGTTGCCACTGTGTATAACGACGTGCTTGTGATTAGCACGGTTTCAACCGGTAATGACGTATTTAATATTATCCCCGGCGAAGGTATCTTGGCTCAAAATGGGATACGTGTTTTCCTAGAAAATAGTGTCCCATTAACCGTCTACTACGGGTGATCCATGCAAAATCAAAAAGGCTACACGCTTGCTGGCAGAAAACTGTTCATTGCATTACCTGCTTATGACTTTAAAGTTTCTTTGAAGTTGGCTGTATCCCTTGCGCAGGTTGCCCAAGAGGCTCCTAAGCACGGGGTTGAAATAGCCATAGGTAGCATCTGCGGATGTTCGGTTGTCTCCCGGGCACGTAACCTTTTGGTTCAGGACTTCTTAGAGTCCGATTGCACGGATCTGATCTTTATTGATGCGGATATTAACTTTGAGCCGGAGCACGTTTTTAGACTACTGGCTTGGGCTTCAGAGCCACATATTGGTATTGCCGCTGGAGTTCCTAGAACTCGTAGCACTGACAAGGTTTACATCACATCCTTGGATCAAGATGGCGATACTTTGACAATGAATAACATGGGTCTTGTCCGCGCCAAGCGTGTGGCTACGGCCTTTATGCTGGTCAAGCGGGAAGTATTTGAGACAGTAATTAAGGCTCACCCCGAGTGGAACTACTACGATTCCAAAACAGACCGTAACTTGAGTGCGATATTTGACTTTGCCCTCAAGGAAAACAGCTACATTGGCGAGGACTTTTTATTCTGTGACCGCGCCCGCGAGCACGGATTCCAAGTCTGGATCGACCCAACAATCAAATTAGGTCACATGGGTGTGCAAGAGTACGAAGGCGACTTTGGACGCGATTGCCTGTACCCAATGATCGTAGAACAAAAACAGGTGTCAAATGGCTAAGACTCCTGCGTGGCAGCGCAAAGAGGGTAAGAACCCAAAAGGTGGGCTAAACGCCAAGGGGAGGGCATCGTATAACGCTGCTAACCCCGGTAAGCCCGGTCTGAAGGCTCCTCAACCCGAAGGCGGTTCACGCAAGAAATCTTTCTGTGCTCGGATGACGGGCATGAAGAAAAAGTTAACCAGCGCTAAAACCGCTAACGATCCAAACAGCCGTATTAACAAAAGCCTACGGGCGTGGAAATGTTGATATGGAGATGATGCTTTGGAACATGGTGTTGACGGTGTTATTGGGTGTCTTGGCCTATATTGGGCATGAGAAGGCATCTGAGATACAACGGCTCAACATTTTGATTAACAAAACAAGAGAAGAGGTGGCCCGTGATAACGTCACTCAAGCAGAAATGGACAAGTTTGTTGAGCACATTGACCAACGCTTTAACAAGCTTGAAGCAAAAATTGACCGGCTTATTGAAGCGAGGTAAGTGATGGCTAATGAAATTACTGATGATATGCTTCGTAAGGCTTTTAACGCCGATGACAAAGCGTTAGGCTTAGATAAGCTTGATCCTAAAAAAGCATTGGAAAATATAAAAGCAAAGGTTCGTGCTGAAATACAAAATAAAATACAAAATAAAGTTGGTGAAGAAGCACATCAAAACCGTCTTAAAGGTGAAACTGGAGGAATGGGTCGTGGCGGGGGTGGCGGGGGTGGTATGAAGCCTGACACAGATATTACAGCTTCTAAAAAACTGCCCAAAATGGCTAAAGGCGGCTCTGTATCTTCCGCCTCTAAACGTGCCGATGGTTGCGCAATGCGCGGTAAAACCAAAGGAAGGATGGTTTAAAAATGGGTATGAAAGATGTTCTTGGAACAATTAGTCCTGCCTACGGAATTATTAAAGGCGAAGGTGCTTTTGGAAAACTGGCTCCAAATCTCGGTCTCATTCCGCAGGCACTTGCGCAGCGTCGTGAAGACAAAGAGGAAGAAAAGAAAAAAGCTGCTATGGCGGCTCAAACAGGTGCGCCTGCCCAGCCCGGTATGAAAAAAGGCGGTTCGGTATCTTCGGCTTCCAAGCGTGCTGATGGTATTGCGGTTAAAGGCAAGACCCGTGGAAAAATGGTGTAAGTATGTTAAAGAAACTTAGCAGAATGTTGGGTATTGGTACAAGAGGTTCTGGAACAATGACAGCAACCCCAGAGCAAAATGCAAACGCAACGGATCCAAACATTGAAAACCCACAAGCAGTTTTAAATTCTATGATGGGGAACCAATTGAGCGGCACTGGAAGACCGGGGTTGCACTCAATTCTGTTGATGAAAAAAGGCGGCAGGGTTTCAAGTACAAAACCTAGTAAAAGCGTGTCTTCGGCCTCTAAACGTGCTGATGGTTGTGCTCAACGGGGTAAGACCCGTGGGAAGATGGTGTGATATGGCTGACAAAAATTACTACGGTGCTAAAAGCAAAATTGGTGCTTCAGTATATAAAAAGACAGCAGGGCCTCATGGATTTGAAGTAAAAAAGGCTACAAAGGCACGGGATGAGGCTGATGCTGAAGTAAGAAGAGAAACTAAAGGTGCTTCTGGTACAGAATCTTTAGATGCAAAAAGAGAGCGGGAAGCATATGATGAATTTAGAAGAGAAAGTCGTGATTTGGAATACCCTTCTCGTTCAGACATTCTTATGGGAGCAACTTCACCTGATTATAAAAAAGGCGGTAAGGTAAAGTCTGCTTCTGCCCGGGCTGATGGTATAGCGATTCGGGGTAAAACTCGTGCCTAGCGTATCAGCCAAGCAAGAAAAGTTTATGCAAGCGGTGGCTAATAACCCAAAGTTTGCAAAGAAAGTAGGTGTACCAACGTCCGTAGGTAAGGAATTCACTAAAAAGGAAGGTGGAGTCATGAAAGAGTCAAAGGCAATGATGAAGAAAGAAGTGTCCTTCATGAAGAAAAAAGGTGCTCCTAAGTCCATGCTCAAGCATGAGATGGCTGAGGCTGGCATGAAATACGGCGGCAAGGTTAAGAAGATGGCTGGCGGTGGTTTAGCTGGTGGACATAAGCAAGCCGACGGTATTGCCATGAAAGGCAAAACTAAAGGTAAGCAAGTCGCTATGAAAAAAGGCGGAAAGGTCTGCTAAATGATGCCCAGCCGTGGTATGGGGGCGATTCGCCCCTCTAAAATGCCAAAGGCCAAGACGATCACCCGTAAGGATGATCCGAACAAGGTCACTATGTATGCCGAAGGGGGTAAGGTCTCTAAAGTAAATGAGGCTGGCAATTACACCAACCCCGGCATGCGTAAGCGCTTGTTCAATCAAATTAAAGCATCTGCTACGCAAGGTACTGCTGCAGGTCAATGGTCTGCGCGTAAGGCACAACTACTGGCTAAAAAGTACAAAGCCGCAGGTGGGGGGTATAAGTGAGTGGACTCGCCAAAAGCCAGCGCAGCCTCAAAGCGTGGTCAGCCCAAAAGTGGCGTACAAAAAGCGGCAAGCGTTCCTCGGACACGGGCGAGCGCTACCTCCCAGAAAACGCCATCAAAGCCCTCTCCCCGCAAGAGTACGCCGCGACCACCCGTGCCAAAAGGGCGGGCAAAGCCAAAGGAAAGCAGTTTGTGGCACAGCCTAAAAGCGTGGCTAAAAAAGTTGTTCCGCATAGAAAGGTAAGTTAATATGGCTAAGGAATTTCCTGATCTTACTGGCGACGGCGCGGTTACTCGTGCTGATGTCTTAAAAGGCCGTGGCGTATTTAAAAAGGGTGGCGCGGTTGACCCAAAATTTATACAGAAAGCCATTAAAAAGCCGGGAGCGCTAAGAAAGTCTTTGGGTGTCAAGGCTGGGGAGAAGATCCCGGCAAAGAAGCTTGCTAAGGCGTCTAAAGCCCCGGGTAAACTGGGTCAACGTGCTCGGTTAGCCCAAACACTTAAGAAGATGAAATGACCACATCGGGTAACTCCAATTTTAATTTAAACCTCAACGATATCGTTGAAGAAGCCTTTGAACGTGCGGGAGGTGAACTGCGTACGGGTTACGAACTGCGCACGGCGCGGCGTAGCCTAAACCTGTTATTTGCTGATTGGGCAAACCGTGGTATCAACTTGTGGACGGTTGAGCAAGGCTCAATTATTTTGACACCGGGGCAGATCAGCTATGCCCTACCTACCGATACGGTAGATCTGCTGGAACACGTAATTCGTACTCAAGCCAACGTCTCAGCCACACAGGCTGACTTGACTATTACCCGTATTAGCGTATCAACCTACGCCAGTATCCCAAATAAGCTTCAACAGGCCCGACCAATTCAGATATATGTAAACCGTCAAACCGGGGCTTCTAATTTGTTTGCGGGCACTTTGAACGGCACGATTACAGCCACGGACACATCAATAACTTTAAGTTCTGTAGTTGGTTTAGCGGCACAGGGATTTATTAAGATTGATTCTGAAATTATTTATTATACGTACATAACCGGAAACGTGTTGTCAAATTGCTTTCGTGGACAGGCCAATACAACTGCCGCGTCGCACACAACCGGAGCGTCTATTTACGTAACTAACCTTCCTAACGTCTCGGTGTGGCCTGCTCCTGATTCATCGCAGCAGTACACTTTGATTTACTGGCGTTTGAGACGCATTCAAGATGCAAGTAATGGCCTTGTTGACTTCGACATACCTTTTCGTTTTCTACCCTGCCTAGTAGCAGGTTTGTCTTATTACATAGCTCTTAAAATTCCTGAAGGGCGGGAGCGTTTGGTAGATCTTAAAATGATGTACGACGAGGCATGGGAGCTTGCTGCAGGTGAGGACCGTGAAAAAGCGGCAGATCGTTTAGTGCCAAGACAGATGTTCATAACGTAATATGGGTAATAGGTTTGCAAGTGGTCGGATTGCAATTTCCATATGTGATAGATGTGGTTTTCAGTACAAGTTAAAAGAACTAAAAGAACTTGTAATTAAGACCAAAAATATCAACATATTGGTGTGCCGGTCTTGTTGGGATCCAGATCAACCGCAGTTGCAGTTAGGTATGTATCCGGTGGATGACCCCCAAGCGTTGCGTAATCCGCGCCCGGACAGTAGTTATAGGCAAGCAGGTTTGACAGGCTTACAAGTTGATAGCGGTGGAGGGCCTTTAGGTATTGGCTCTTCTTCCGGTGGTAGTAGGGTCATTCAATGGGGGTGGAACCCTGTTGGTGGGTCAAGAGATTACGGGCTAACACCAAATAATTTGGAAGCTCAAACTAGTGTAGGAAATGTAACAGTAACAACCACTTAAGGAGTTTGAAATGGATGCAAAGAAAGCAGTTCACAAACATGAGAAAGCAATGCACCCCGGCAAGCCATTAACTAAACTGGCTAAGGGCGGCAAAACCAATGCTCAAATGAAGCAGTTAGGCCGTGGACTGGCAAAAGTTGCCAACCAAAAGGTATCGTCCTTTACCTATAAAAATGCTGGAAGGGGTCGTTAATGGATACGCCAGTTAAACAAGTACCGATTCCACCCAATAACAACGGGTACCCCAACAACGTGCCTAATACGCAAACCCAGAAAACTCGCGGTACTGGGGCTGCAACTAAGGGTACGGGTCACAGCAAAAAGATGGGCTAAATGAACTACACCGAACTAACCGCCGCGATCAAGGCTTATTGTGAAAATGATTTCCCACAGGTAGTGGGATCAGGCGGTCTTACGTCGGCTGAACAGATAGCAACGTTTGTTCAAAATGCTGAAGAGCGGATTTATAACTCCGTGCAGATTCCAGCCATTCGTAAAAATATGACGGGGGCCACAACTTCCGGCAATAAGTACTTGGCGCTGCCACCGGATTGGCTCTCCACATTCTCACTAGCGGTGGTTTGTAATGGCCCAACCGTACTGCCTGACGGGCGTGTTTTTGTATCAGGTGACTATTTGTACCTGCTCAATAAGGATGTGAACTTTATTCGGGAATCATTCCCAAGTCAGACAGATACGGGTTTACCCCAATACTATGCTGTGTTTGACTACAACACGTTCATCCTTGGACCAATGCCAAACTCAAACTATACGGTTGAGTTGCATTACTTCTATTACCCGCCTTCGATTGTGACTGCTGGTACGTCATGGCTCGGGGATAACTTTGAGTCTGTGCTTCTGTACGGTTCTTTGCTGGAAGCGGCGTCATTTATGAAGTCTGAGGCTGATGTAGTC